GTCATGCACGTCTTCGTGAATGAGTTCATCTGGACCCAAATCACCCGGTCCAAGACCGGTCTCTGGATCGAGGTCTATTCCTCCCCAATTTGCAGCGGGTTCAAAACCTGGAGGGCCATGGCCCAGGTTTTCTTCCTGCTGATTCATCCAATCTATGTTTGGTGGTCTTCTTTGCTGATCAAAGATTGGTGTATGGTTTTTATCAAACACAACTATTTCACCAGGGTTTCCTGTCTTTTGTTTTTTGGGAGGTCTTGTCGGACTAGGTTTACGAATACGATCACGCTCGGGTGACCTTGGTCTGGCTGGTTTCAAGTCAGTAAAGCCGTATTTCAAGGGACCATTGTATCCCGCGCCGCCTTTCGACTGAAATTGTTTTTTCGGCATACTTTCTTGTTTCTTAACCCAGGCACGAAGGTACTTTTTATGTTCCTCCCGAGTCATATTCTTATTTAAGTGAATGTGTCGTATGATGTCCTTTTTTTGTTGGTCCGTGAGGTCCAAGTCCGACTCCCAAAAACCACCTTCCGGTAGGAAGAGTTCGCTGACATACTGGACTGCCCAGCGAATATTTTCTGCAATTGTAAATTGAGGCATTTTGAAATTTATAAATTTAAAATGGCGCGAAAGAAAAACGACTGTTGTTGTTGTTCTTCGGGGACTAATCGTTCAAGGCGAGTTCAATATGAACCTGTTCAATGGGAATTTGAACCCGTTCAATTTGAACCTGTCTATGTGTCCCCTCCCCTTTTAGCTCCTGCTGAATTCCCCGCAACTGAATTTGGTCTCACTGATCCAGTGCGAGTGTTTTTGCCGCACGATTATTTTGGACCTATCATTGAGACTGATGAAGATGAAGATGAAGACTTTGTTGGTACCTCTGGTACCACCTATGGTCTCGTCAATACGTCCTCATATACCATTGATCCTGATTTAGGAACCCCTTGCATTAACGCCCAGACGGCGTTAACTGTTTCTGCTGGGTTCCGACATGATCCTGATGGTATAACATGGCTGCCTAATCCCTGGCCTACTTGGGATGGCACGACTACTATTAACCCATGTACGTCCACGAATCATCAAATTCGGGACTGGGTTTGGCCTCCGGCCACTCCTTGGCAGATGCGCGGTTTACGCCAGATGTTCTACGATGACCCTCCTTTTGCGAATAATTTAAGCCCCACTCTCTTTGAGATTGAAGCTTGGAATATAAGGGTCATTGGACTCTACCGAGCTTTGCTTGGTATCACCACCGGTGTAATGAACTCGAGAGAGTTATATCTCAAAGCTCATTTCAATGAGGAACGAAGATGGACTACGTTTTGGGATGCAGCGTACCCTGGTACGCTTGGCTCTTCATACGGTCCCTGTGTGGGTATGAGCCCGACTAATGCGCACTGCGGTGCGACATTTGTCCCTAATTGTACTGCTCAGACTCCTTATCTACGCGCCGGAGAACCTTGTCATAGTGACATAGCCGGTGGCGCTGAAGGTATTTTCACTGGTGAAATGGACTGGCCTTGGGCCATTAAATTGAGCCGTACAATGTTTCAAATTGTGGAAGCCGAAGGTATAACCGGTCACGGTGGACCTTTTGTAAGCCGTCCATATTTTGGTATTTCATACAAGTGTTTCCCGGGAGGGGGTACTTCACTTCGTATAAAATGGAACGGCACTCTTGTAAATCCTTGTCCATAATTTTTGTAAAATGATGTCGCAACAGTATATCCGTTCTCTTGCTGATCCCTTCGATACGTCGGTTGATCAACCGAAATTGTTGGATGGTCGAGTTGATCGTTCGTCGGGTCTGCGTTTGAGGGTTACAGGCGACATTACTTGTAAAACCACAGGTTTTACTTATATTGCGTTGATCAACGGGTCTTCAAATAGTATATGTTGGCAGGCAGAAGGAAGTGATGACGTAACTACTGCTACTGCTTATTTGAATAAAGGCCCTCCTGCTTACAAGAATTATATTGAAAGTGCTGCAAATCAGGCTTTTATCCGTGGGGCAAGGGGCATTTCTTCTGGATTAAAGTTGGCGTTGATCAACGGTCCCGAAGAGTCTGATGGTATGTGGGAATCCGTCCGCATTAATTCAAGGATTTATGAGTTGACTGGCTTTTTGAATACACCTTCTGACGACATCAACAACAACACGGTGTCTGTTACTGCCGCTGGTATGCTCGCCATGTGTGAGAACATGGCCGACAACCCGACCTATCAAAGTGGTCGTCTACGTGATATTAACCGATACATGTTTCGGTCTAATTTCCGTAATGCGGAGTTGGGCTGGTCTCTGAATAGTACGCCGTCTGCGAATAGCGATACAATTATTATTCGTATTCGAGGGCGTCAGGTCTCTGGTCAACCCAGTATTTTGCGTTTCGATACCGTTCAAACTGCCGAGGTTGAATATAAGCCAAATACTCCTATGTTTCGTCTCATGGGTCAAAACCAAGTTTTACCTGATCAGGACGAATTACTTAACAAATTGAATATTCGTTTCCCGGGTATTCGTATTGACGGATAAACCGTTGGATTTAAATTTGAACGATCCCGTTAATTTTAAAACTGCGCGTGCCGCGCGAGTTTAAACTTTAAAGTTTCCGTTATACGATTGTTTTGAATTTCGCGCGTAGCTAAATTATTCAAATCGTTCCCGTAAAGTGAAACTTCGTGCCGACAAATGTTTGTCGCGAAAGAAACGAAAATCGTTTCTCTCTGGCGTCCTCTGGTCTAAGGTCATAAAAAACGATGCCACTCTTTTATGATCCCGTATCGGTAGCAGATGTCGCCTACCTCCCCTTGTATGAAACGACGCCCAACTTCGACGACTTGTCCATCGGCTCCCCGAGCTTTCAAGAGGAGGTCGATTTCATTCTTCAGGAACCTATCGGATATTTCGGACCTATGTCGCGTGCTCGACATTGGTGTTTCACCCTTAACAACTATTCCGACGATCACCTCGCTACCCTTGCAGGGCTTGAAGGGCGAGTTGATTATCTCATCTTTGGGAAGGAAGTTGGACATAATGGAACTCCGCATCTCCAAGGATTCATCTCCTTTGCCGATCGCTTGCGACTCGGACAAGTCAAACAGCTTGTTGCTTTTGGCGGAGGTAACCCAGGACACTGGACCGTTGCCCGAAAAATCCCCGAAGCCATCGAGTACTGCCGCAAAGACGGAGATGTAACTGAGTTTGGTAATCCTCCACGTGGCCCCGGGAAGCGGAACGATCTCGAAGACTTCAAGGCTGCCGTGAAGTCAGGTGAGCATGACATGGCCACTCTCCGAGAGGATTTCTCCGACGTGGTATCGAAGTACCCACGATTCGTGATTGACTACGTTCAAGATAACCTACCTAAGCCGGCTGTCGTTGCTCATCCTTTGCGGGAATGGCAACAGCAGTTGTACCACGACCTCTTGCTGGAACCAGAAGATCGTAAGGTTATATTTGTTGTTGACGTGACTGGGAATTCAGGCAAGTCCTGGTTTTGCCATTACTATTCTAGTTTGCATGACAATGCTCAGGTCATTCTGCCTGGAAAGAAAGCTGATATGACTTATGTTTTGAACTCCCAAATCCGTGTACTTTTCGTTGACGCTCCGCGGTCCAAACAGGGTGAATTTATTCAGTATGACTTTCTTGAGGACGTTAAAAACGGTTACGTTTTTAGTTCTAAGTACGAAAGTCGTATTAAGCATATGGGAAAGGTACACGTTGTTGTTATGATGAATGAAATGCCTGACGAAAATAAGTTGAGTCGTGATCGTTATGATATTCGAGTGGTGAATGGTAATGCCTAAGTATAAAAACCCTAACAATTAAAAATGACTTTAATTGTAAAAACTCTTTTCCTTTGGGCGCCCTAGGCGCCTTCCGTGGATCACGGAGTCCTGTCTAGCAGTGTAGCTCTCGTGGAGTTCTGCCGAAGGCAGGTTTCTCGCGGAGCGCTTCAAAGGAAATTGCACATTATACATTGTTATAATTGTTGGCGCCCCCGGCGCGCTGCCTTGTGCAGCCCTAAAAAATATATAACCCCTAATGGGGCCAAGGTGGGTCACGAAAAACTACGAGATAACCCCAACTTTAGTTGTGGACCGATCTCGGTTTTGACATTATTACCCCACCTTGGTCCTCGGTCCACATCGGTCCAAGTGAAATTTTCTCTGTATGTACAAAATTGAGACGCGCCATTGTGATAAACGAGGACTATATTTTTAATTATTGTGCGCGCGAAGCGCGCCGTCTTTTCGCGAGCGCAGCGAGCGGCGTTTCTTGCGCGAGCGGAGCGAGCGCCGAGAAAATTTTTTTGACTTTTTTTAAATTTAAAACGCAAAGCACACTGAAATTTAAAATTAAACTTTTAAGTTTAATAACGACGCGTTCCAGTCGTCGTCGTTGGTTTCTTCTTATAAGTACGCTTCTTATAAGTTGTCTTCTTATAAGTGCGTTTCTTATAAGTCTTCTTTTTGGGGAGCATTGGTCGAACAATCGACTTAATGCATGTTCCCCATTGCTTCTTGTAGGCAGCGCATTCAAGACGCTTTCTGTATGCCTCGCGCTTCTTTTCACAGCGATAGGCAAGCTTTTGCTCTTCGGTCATAAGCATATAAGCACATGGGTCTTTTAAGTCCGGACAGTCGCAGTGCGGCTTTGCTTGTCCTTTGTCGTTCATCGGAGAATCATCGGGTTCGAGATCACGACGAATTGGTCCGGAACCGGAAACGGTGCTAATTAGATTTTGAAGTTTTTGCATGATGAAAATTTTAGTGTACGAAAATTATGTGCTTACCTGAACCTCCTGGTTCTTGTGTATTTGGTCCCCAAAAATTGTCATGCACGTCTTCGTGAATGAGTTCATCTGGACCCAAATCACCCGGTCCAAGACCGGTCTCTGGATCGAGGTCTATTCCTCCCCAATTTGCAGCGGGTTCAAAACCTGGAGGGCCATGG